CGTCGCGGCTCGGCATCTCGCAGGCTCCTCTCGCCTCCTTGAGTCGAGCAGCAGATGATCCGCTTCCGGGCCGCGACGATTATTCTCCAAAGAAAAAGAAACGGAAACGAGCGGACTAATGGCGATCACAAACGGCTACACGACGCTCGCCGCATTTCAGGCGTATGCCAACATGAGCACGATCACCGCCGACGAAACAACGACCATCGAGCAGGCCATCGAAGCGGCATCCCGCACCATTGACCGAATCGCTAACCGCCGCTTCTTCATGGATGCGAACGCGACCGCCCGTCTCTATCGGACGACAGACTTTTACACTCTTTTCGTCGATGACATCGGCTCCCAAGACGGACTACAAGTCGCATTCGACGCCACCGGCAACGGCAACTACACCGACATCCTCACACTCAACACCGATTACATCCTCGACCCGGTAACAGCCCCGCAGCAACAGCGGCCCTTCACACAAGTCACGATCGTCGGCCCCGACCTCTTCCCGCTCCCCATCTCGCGCCGTCCGCAAGTGCAAGTCACCGCAAAGTACGGATGGTATCTCGGGACACCTCCCGACGACGTCGTCGAAGCCTGCCTCATCCTCTCCGCCGACTACGTCAAACGAGCCTCGTCAGTCGGTGGCGTTCTCGGCCTATCCGAACTCGGTGCGATTCGCATGAGCCCGCTCGGGCGCGACATCTCCGCCATCGTCCGGGCGTACCGCCGAGAGGTAGTCGCGTGACCCCGTCGTCGGTTCGTGACGCACTCAAAGCGAAACTCAACATCACGGGCCTCCGCTCCTATGACACCATCCCGGAGAATGTCATCCCGCCCGCCGCAGTCGTCGGACAGTTGTCTATCGACTGGGATCTCGTCTTTAAGCGGGGGGCGGACTCCGCATCGTGCGACATCATGGTCATCACCGGACGCATGAGCGACCGGGCCGCGCAAGACTTCCTCGACTCCATCCTCACCGCCACCGGAACGAACTCCGTAAAGACCAAAATCGAAGCCGACCAGACACTCAACGGAACAGTCACGAGCGTCCGATGCTCACGCGCCGAACCGATGAGCGTCTCCGTGTCGGGCGTAGATATGCTCGCCTACCGCTTCGTCGTCGAACTCTACGGCTAAGATGACCCCATGAGATACCGCGTCACATCCCGCCGACTCGCAGGATTCTCCGAAGGTGATCTCGTCTCAGCCGACGGCCTCGAACTATGCGGCATAGACCTCGACCGGGCAAGAATGAAGAATCTCATCGCAGAGGTCGGCTACGATGAACCCAAGAAACCGCGAGGCGCCCGCAAGGACGCATCCGACACAACAAAGGACTAATCACACATGGCAACTGTTACATTTCTCGGAGCCGCCGACGTCTTCACCGTTGACTCGGTAGACCTCGCCGATCAGCTTGTCTCGATCACGATGAATAAGACCGTCGACGCACTGGAGAGCACATCGCTGAAAGACGCCTCGCGGACATTCGTCAAAGGGCTCGAATCTTCGGAGACGACCTTTACCGTCATGGGCTCATTCGCAACCACCGAAGCGATCCAGTCGATCTTCGGCGACGTCGGTACATCGGTCACCATCGTCTACTCACCGCTCACCGGCGCACCCGGAGCGTCCTCACCCCGATACACCCATTCCGGGGCATTCTTGGCTACCTTGCCGATCGTTGTGAACGTCGGCGAACTCGTGCAAGTAACCGCCACCTACACCGGCGGCTCAATAGCGCAGGCCCTCGCGTAACCGATGCTCGACATCTCCGTAACCGTCAAGCGGAAGGACGGAACAGAAGACACGTTCCCCGTGTTCGCCGACTCACAAATCGCATTCGAGCGATGGGCGAAGATGTCAATCTCTGCCGCGTTCGACCCGAACACAAAACCGAAGATGGAGTCCCTCTACTATCTCGCATGGCTCGCCGAAAAGAACACCGGCAAAGTGACAAAGATGTTCGACGAATGGATCAAAGACATCGCAGGCGTCGGGCATGAAGAAGGCCCGGGAAACTAGGCATCCCCGGCGGCGGGGTAGCAAAAGAAATCGCCGAACTAGCAATCGCTACGAGGCTTGACCCGCTCTCACTAATGAGAACGCCGCCCGACGTCATACGCGCGCTCTACGATGGGATACGGAAACAAAACGAACGGAGACGGCGAACCTAATGGCTACGACTGGCACGTTCGGATTCCGCACCGACCTAGAAGGCGGCCTGAAAGTTGAGGGCCTATCCGCCGTGCAACGCGACCTACGGAAACTCGGCGGTGACCTCGACCTCAACAAAACGGAATTTCTAGCAACGAACAAAAGAGTCGCCGAACTTGTTATCGGCGGATCAAAGAAGTTCGTCCCGGTGCTCACCGGCGCGCTCGCCGAATCCATTCGGAACGCGTCAACGAAGAAGTCTGCGAAGGTACGCGTCGGCGACAAGTCGGGCGTCCCGTATGCTGGGCCGATTCACTTCGGATGGCCTAACCGTCGCATCAAGCCTCAGCCATTCATCTATGAAGCAATCGACGGTCGTCGTGCCGAGGTAGCGATGCTCTACGCTGAACGCCTCAATCAAATCCGAAACCGATACAACCTCTAACTATGTCTAAACCGATCACGATCTCCATCGTCGGAAACGCCGGGCCGCTCAAAAAGAGCATCAAAGAAGCCGACGTCGCGCTCGACAAGTTCGGACAAGGACTCAAGAAGTTCGGACTCGCCGCAGCCGCCGGCATGGGAGCAGTCGCCGCCGGTATCGGCTTTGCAGCAAAAGCCGCAGCCGAAGACCAGAAGTCTTTTGAGTTAATGTCGGTCGCGATTCGCAACGTCACCGGGGCAACCCATGAACACATCAAAGAAGTCGACATCCAGATCGGCAAGATGAGTCTCGCTACCGGTATCGCAGACGACAAACTCCGCCCGGCGTTCGCAGCACTCACCCGGGGAACCCGAGACGTAGAACGTGCGACGAAAGACTTCGGCATCGTGCTCGACGTGTCAACGGCCCTCGGGCTCGATCAGACTGCAGTAGCCGAAGCACTCGCCAAAGGGTACGAAGGCAACATGAAAGCCCTCACTCAACTCTCGCCCGAACTCAAGACGATGATCAAAGACGGCGCCGACATGAATCAGATCCTTGACGTTCTCGCATCAAACTTCGGCGGAGCAAGTGCAGCCGCAGCCGACACATTTCAGGGACGCCTAGCCCGGCTGAACGTAGCCTTCTCCGAAATCGTTGAGCAAATCGGCTACGCCGTTCTCCCAGTACTTACGAAGATCGCCGAGTTCATCGCCGACCGAATCGTCCCGGTCGTGCAAGAGTTCGCCGATGCGTTCAGCGAAGACGGCCTCGGCGGAGTGCTCAGCCTCACGACCGAAAAGATGCTCCGCTTCTACGATGAGGCGAGCGGAGTCACGAAAGCCATCATCGCGACGACGATCGCAGTCACAGGACTCTTCGCCGCATTTAAGGCGCTCACGTTCATCCAGACGGTGACGACGATGATGACCGGCTTCACCGCCGCCGTGAACGCTTCGACCGTGTCAATGGCAGGATTCCAGACGACAGCCCTCGGAATGCTGAAAACTGTCGGGCTTGTCATTCTCTCCCTATCCGTGTCAATCGACGGCCTACTGCGAGACAACGCGTTCGCCGCCCGGGGACTCATGGAATCGGTCGCGAAGTTCGCGAACGTCATTGTGGCCGGAATCGAGGCAACCTTTAACTCGGCGATCATCGGAGTGAACCTCCTGAATCAGGCAGTCAGTTTCATCCCGGGCGTCGAAATAGCACCGATCCCGCTCCTCAACTTCGGGCGACTGAGCGAAGACTACGGATCCGTCGGAGCATTCGAGCGCGGGAAGCCCGCAACCGGCACGGCACCGAACCCCGGACGATTCGATCCCGACTTCCCCGGAACGTCCTCATCAATGCCCTCATTCGAGGCACCCGCAGCCATCCCCGCGCCCGTAATCCCATCCACCGGAAGCGGTAGTGGTGGCCGCGCCGGCTCCGCGATTCTCGTACCCATCGAGCGCACGTTCTCCACGAACTTCGGCATCTCCGACGAGATGCTCTTCGGTGCAACAGCATCAGACGGTCAACGTCAACTACCCGACACGGTGAACATCACCGTCAACACCGTCACCGCCGACGCGAACCTACCGACGCTCATCGTCGAAGCCTTGCAGCAATACAACCTCGTCAACGGCCCGGCAGACTTCCAGATCGCTGTCTAGTTATGCCCGTCAACATCATCACGGGCGGCACTCTCACAGTCGAACTGGACGTCGGCTTCGGCGACGGCTTCTTACTCGACGACGTGCAGCAAGGCATCCTCGACAACACGACCTACGTCCTCGACGGCGTCGATCAGTTCGCCGAGATAGACGTTCAGTCCGTTGACTTCTTCCGAGGCAAGAAAACCGTCCTCGATTCCATTCAGCCGGGACGCTGCACGATCATCGCCCAAGACCCGACCCGAGCCTTCGACCCATACAACGAAGCATCCGTCTACTACAACGAAACGGACGACACTCCCGGACTCTCCCCGCTGCGACAGATACGCATCACCCGAAACTCTGACGTCATCTTCCGAGGTCGCGTCGCGAACTTCAACTATGACTACGTCGGCCCAAAACGCATTCCGCTCGTCACCATCATCGCCGCCGACGACCTCTTCATCCTCTCGAACTCGTTCATCGCGGCAGTCACTCCGACGACGCAAGTCTCAGACGCGAGACTCACCACGATCCTCGACTTACCCGAGGTCGGATGGCCCGCAGGAGCCCGAGACTTCGAGACGGGAGACACAACCCTCGGCAACTATCCGATCGCAGAAGGAACGAACGCCCTCCAATACCTCCGCAAAATAGACGAAGCGGAACGAGGTCGCATCTTCGTCAGGGCGTCCGACGGCGACCTCGTCTTCCAGTCCCGCATCGGCACAACACTCTCCGCCCCGACCGTCACATTCACCGACGACGGCACCGGAACCCCATACCGTGAAGTGTTCGTCGACTTCACCGTCGACACCGTCCTCAACCGTGTCACCGTAGAACGCACCGGAGGCACCGCCCAGACAGACACCGACGCAGCATCCATCGCCCTCTACTTCACGCAAGCCGAAACGATAACCGGCTCCCTACTGTCAACCGACGCGCAAGCCTTGACGCTCGCCGGGTACCTATTGAGCGGCGAACCCGAACCCCGTTTCTCAGGAGTTGAGACATTCTTCGGATCGTTGACAACACCACAAAAGGACGCGGTCGCAACCGTAGAAATCGGCAACACGATCTCCATCCTTCGCACGTTCACGACCGGGAGCCCGCTCACGGTCACCGAAGAACTCTCCGTCGAAGGCATCCAACACCGAATCGACACCCGGGGCGAGACGGTCACGTTCTACACGGCCCCGACCGACATCGTCTACGAGTTCGAGCTAGACGACGCAGTCTTCGGGATACTCGACGCCGATAACGTGCTAGCCGCATAAGGTAGGATGACAAAACTATGACGACCCCATTCCCCTTCGTCGCCGGAACGGTACTCACGGCCGCAAAACTCAACGCGATCACGACACTCCCGATTAACGACCAGACGGCCTCCTATGTCGCGCTCGTCGGGGATGTCGGTAAGCGGATCGTAATGAACGTCGCATCAGCGAACACCGTCACCATAAATAACTCAGTCTTCGCAACGGGCGACACCATCTTTATCGCCAACAAAGGCGCAGGCGCGACCACCGTCACCGCCGGTGCAGGCGTCACTATAAACACGGCAGCCTCCCTAGTGATCGCGCAACATGGAGGCGGCACACTCGTAGCAACGTCGGCGTCGGTCTTCACTTTTTTTCCTAGTGGTGTAAAAGGAACGCTGAGCGTCGAGTTTCTTCTTGTCGGTGGTGGCGGTAGCGGTGGTCGTTCCGATACAGGCAGCGGAAACGGTGGCGGCGGTGGCGGCGGAGCAGGCGGATTCGTCACAGGCTCAGGCATTGTCGGAAAAGGTACTTACACAATCAAAGTCGGCGCAGGTGGCGCAGCAACGGCAAGCAACGAAGGCGGCAACAACGGAAGCGCGTCGTCGTTTATTAGTTCAGCAAATGGTGGTGGTTATGGTGGTTCGCGACGAGGCGGTTCAGGCGGTTCAGGCGGTGGTGCAGGTTCAGACAACGTCGCAGGAAATCCCGCAGGCGGAATCGGCATTGCAGGTGAAGGCAATAACGGCGGAAACTCTGCGGCAGGAACTAACGGCTCTGGCGGTGGCGGCGGCGCTGCGGCGGTTGGCGCTAACGCATCGGCTGGAACTTCGGGCAACGGCGGAGCAGGTTCGAGCAACAACTACAACGGAACCTCGACAACTTATGCGGGCGGCGGTGGTGGCGGTGGATCAGTCGCCACGACAGGCGGTTCAGGTGGCGGCGGTGCAGGCGGCACGTCAGGAACAGCGGGAACAGCCAACAGAGGCGGCGGTGGTGGCGGAGGTTCTAACGCCAACAGCGGCGCAGGCGGCTCAGGTATTGTCATCATTCGCTACGTCACAGCAGACGCCGCAGGGTTGACAATTACCGCAACGGGCGCAACATCAGGCACTCCAACTGCTGACGGCTCTAACTCATATTTTCAATACAACGGCGCAGGGACATTGGTGGTCGCATAATGGCACACTTCGCAAAAGTAGAAAACGGCATCGTGCGAGAAGTAATCGTGATTAGTAACGAGAACGCACCCGACGAAGCAACCGGGCAACAGTTCATCGCATCCATCGGCCTCGCAGGTGACTGGGTGCAAACTTCTTACAATAACAACCCCGTCGAAGGCGCGTCTCGCGGCAAGTATGCCGGCATCGGCGACCTATGGAACGGCACCGAGTTCACGACACCACAGGCCGACGATGAAACTCTCTAACACTCAGAAGGCCGCACTCACTTCATACCTTCGGAGCGTCGTCGCCGCCGTCATCGCCGTCGCATCCACCGGCAACTACGCCCCGGACGATCTCGGCAAGGCCGCGCTCGCTGCACTACTACCGCCGATCATGCGATGGGCGAACCCGAAGGATGCGGCGTTCGGTCGTGGCGCCTAGTCTCCCGACCCGGCGCGTCGTCCTACCGAAAGCGCTCGCTAACCAAAAGAACGGCGAACTCGACCCGGCGCTACTCGTAGCGATCAAACCGTCGGGCTTCTTATTGCGACCCGCCGCCCTCTCATGGGATGCGATGAAACGTGCCGCGAAACTTGACGGCATCGTTCTCAAACCGACCTCAGCATTCGACGCCTACCGTCCCTATTCGGTTCAGAAGGCCGTCTTCCAACAGCGCTACACCCTCGACCTCTTACCGGGCCGACCGACCCGCGAATGGAACGGCGTCACCTACTCCCTCAAGGCGGGCCTCGCCCCGCTCGCTACACCCGGAACCTCGAATCATGGATGGGGCCTCGCCGTAGATGTCTGGAACGTCAGCCAAAACGGGCGACTCGAATGGCTACTCGCGAACTATGAGCGCTACGGATGGAGCCACGAAGTACAGTCCGAACCTTGGCACATCCGCTACACAGTCGGCGACAAACTTCCGCCCGGGCTAACCGTATGAACGAAACGATTCTCGTCGCCATCATCGCCGCCGCTGGCATCATCGCCGCCGGGCTACCCGCTGCACTCATCGAGCGAGCCCGAAAAGAGAACTCCGAGGATCATGCGAAAGTAAACTCGACACTAGAAAGCATCGAAGAGCATCTCACCGAAATCGAGGACTCCGTTGACGACGTCGCCGAAGCCCTACGTCAACACACGGACGACCATGAGTAGCCCGGGCGAGACGTGCGTCCTCGTCGAATGGCTCGACGCTCATGCTTCGAGTCAGTGGATGGATCCCGCCGACATCGATCAAGACGCGTTCGTCGTCCGGTCGGTCGGATGGCTCATCGCCGGAGGTAAGCCCGGACACGTCGTCATCGCTCAAAGCCTCGGAAGCGACGCCCAGATCGACGGAGTTCTCTCAATTCCGGTCGGGATGGTGCAACGCACCGTCGTCCTCGGGTATCCAACACCTCCGCAGACCGATTAGATACCGTTATCGGTAAGCACTAAGGAGGCCCAAAATGAGTGAATCAAAGAATGCGGAAATGTTCCACTATCAGCGGCTACTCGGAGTCACCGAAGACGGCCTACAGATGAAGGTCACGATCATCACTACCTCAGCGGGTAGGGTAAGGTCAGCGTCGATTCAGATGCGCGCCGTCGAAGGCCCCGTCTCCGTTCACGATCACCCCTCCCAATGGTCAAAAGCCTTTCCGCTCAAACTCAACGTCATCGGGCAACCCTTCGACGACTTCGACGACTCAACCGATACCGGTGGCGCGGCATGAACCCGCTACTCATCATCGCCCTCTCAGCCTTAGGCGTCGTCGGGGTAGGAGGCTTCGCATCACTTCCCTCGGATGCCGACCTCACCCCGGCGACCGCCATAGT